AAGTCAAGAAAGATCTAGAAGATAATCTTGAAATAGATCCTAAAATGAAAAAGGCATTTATGGATGCCTTAGCACTTCCTGCTAAATCTGCTGCTGTTGCAATGACAGATTTATTAGAGAAAATTCCTGCACCAAGTAAGGAAGCATCTAAGATATTGAATAGAAATATATCTAAGATATCTAACTCATTTAAGTTGGGTGCTGCTAGTGCCGAAGTTGCTAATGATGAGGCAGATAATGATAAGAAAGATGATAAAAAAGGAGGGAGTGTTATTGGTGGTCTCCTTGCTAAGGCAATTAACTTTGTTAGAGGTAAGATGGGTGGAGGAGACTCTGCAAGTGGTGGAGATCAACCACAACTACCATCAGCACCACAACAGAACTTATTACCAAGTGCATCGGGAGATCCTACATTTGGAAGACGTGCACCATATACAGGAACTGCTGATGGTATAGGTATGGGTGATGGCTCAGGCAGAGCTATGGAACCAGTCAAGAAAACTAGGTCAATGGCATCTAAGTTGTTTGGTTTAACACCTATGGGCATGGCATTCAATGCGGGTAAGGGATTACTCAAGGGTGCAAAAGGATTAGCTGGTAAGATGGGTAAAGCAGGACTAGGTGGTATAGCAAAGAAAGCATTTGGTATGACACCCATGGGTCTTGGTTTGAAACTTGGTATGAAAGCATTTGGTGGTGTTAAAAATATATTTGCACCAAAAACTGAACAGACAACTAACCTAACTGAACTAACTGACAAAACTATACAGGAAAACAGAGAGAATGCTGACGCTAAGACACAGAAACAAATTGATGTCGCTGCGGGAACTGGTGCTGCGATTGCTGCTTCTGTTCCAACTCCACCACCTATGCAACAAGAGGGTGGCGAACTTGCTCAACCAAAGATTAGAAAATCTGGATACCTAGATCTTTATAATAAAACTTCTCAATTCTAATGTCAGTCAATACTCAGTCAAATTTTAATCTTTACCAATTCTTCATTGCGGACTATCCTCCCATTGGAGTTAATCAAGTGCTGTATGTAAAATACACTGAAGATATCATGTCTGCTACTATGCTTATGGAAGTACAGGTTACAGATACTGAGAGTGGTTTTATATCTGAACTAACAGGTATGGAGAACGTGTTTATTCGTATTGGAGACAGTGAAGGTGCAACTGAAATTGGAGGAGACTTTATTATATACGATATACAGGACAGAAGAAATATAGGTGGTAAATCATCTGCAGTATTGATGATGTGTAGGGTTGATTTTTTAAACAACGCTGCTAATAAAATATCACGTAGATTTGGTAAGGGCATGGGTAAAAAGATAGATCAAGTTGTTAAGGAAGAAATACTAATAGGATTAGTTGGTGTCTCTGAAGATAGATTATTAAACTTTGAACCATGTGTCAATAGTTTCTCATTTGTATCACCGTACTGGAATCCATTTACTGCAATAAGATGGTTAGCTACCAAGGCAATACCAGCTTCCAAAGGTAGTGGTCCTGCAGCAACTGCGGGATATGCTTTCTATGAGACAAGATCAGGATATAATTTTGTTTCATACGATTCATTTGCTAGTAAACCACCAGTAATAAGAATGGTTGTAGGACATGAGGGTGGAGAGTTAGAAGATGAGGAAGATACAGGTATCATTGCTTTAGATAAACTAACTGTTGAAACGTCAGTTGATTTATTGAAAGGATTGAACTTAGGTTCATACTCTAGTAATGTGATGACATTAGATATAAAGGATATGAAATTTGAGCAACATCCTTTTAGCATCAATAAATATTATCAAGACGTTAGTGTAATGAACTCAAGGAGAGTACCAGAGTTTTACAAAGGATTTGATACCAACGTAACATATACTAGAATTATGTCTAAATTATCTGACTCTGCATTGTTTACCGAAGGCACATATACACAGGGATTTACAAAACAACTTTCACAATCCAGTTTAAGGGAAAAATTATTTTACGGTAAAAAAGTAATCGTAGAACTCGTTACAGATTACTCACTAGAGATAGGTGAGGTAGTACAGTTAGATGTATATAAAGGTACAAGTGACCGAGAGCAAGACTTTGCAACCTCTGGTAAATATGTTATTGGTAGAGTTGAAAGAACATTCAAATCCAGTGAAGATAAAATGACATCTAAAATCACATTATATACAGACTCAGATGGTGAAGAATCATGATGGAAAGTCTTGCTAATTTTATAGGTAGAGAAGGGTTCAACTGGTGGGTTGGACAGGTAGAGAATGATGGTGCAAAATTCTGGAATGCTGAGTTAGACGGTGGTGCAGGAGATTTTGATTATAGTGACTGGGACTGGACTAATAAAGTTAAGGTTAGAATTATAGGATATCATAGTCCAAATAGAAAAGAGTTACCTACGTCTGATCTACCATGGGCACAGGTATTGATGCCACCCATATACTCACAACGTTCTGGTATTGGATCAGTGCACCAACTACAACTTAACAGTTGGGTTGTTGGATTTTTCATGGATGGTACATCAGCACAGATTCCTATTGTTATGGGAAGTATCAGTGATGAGAATCCTACTAGCAGTTATGGCGTAGCTGGTGGTAAAGAAGAAGGATTTGCAAGACTAGCATCAACTGACTACAAAAGGCGTGACCATACTGGTGATGGTAGTTCTGCAGCTAATACTGGTAGTACAGTTCAAACTAATGAAGAGACAGGTGTAGATGAAGCACCAACTAACAATGACGGACATAAAACAGAAGAGGGAAAAGAAGATAGTAAAAACGAACGTGGTGCAGCAAAAGAACAGAGTGAGAAACAGAAGTTAGCAGACGAGAAACAAAAGGTAACAGTCCATGTTGGTAATGGTAAGTGTGGATCAGAAACTGCTACTAAATTAGAAGCACCTATGGCAGAGTTTATGAAGTTTGCTCGTGGTATAGAGAAGAATGATATCAATCAATTTGTTAATAAATTAGATGGTGCTGTTGTTGATTTAGACTATGAAATTAATCTAGTACAACAACGCATACAAAAGAAACTAACTGGATTGACTGCTAATATCAAGGGCGTAGTCATGGAAGAGACTAATAAACTTGTACAGGAAGGTTTAGAAAAACTTAGTGTGCCAGATCCTGAGTTAGATGTTGCAGTTCGAGATCAGTTAAAGAATGTTGGAGATCTTGTTTCATGTTTGTTTAAGCAAGTAATAGGTGAATTGGGTGATTTTATCAAAGGTATGCTCAAAGACTTAGTAGAGAATGTATTAGACACCGCATTATGTCTTGTTCAGAATATGCTTGGTGATATTATGAAGAAACTTATGGACAGTATCACGGGTGCATTAGGTATATTGAAGGGAATTACGGGTGCTATCAAAGGAGCAACAGAAAAGATACAAAACTTACTTAACAAGGTCGGTGACTTTATAGATCTATTTTGTGATGGACAACTATCATGTGCTATTGGTGCATCAGTATTTGAGACTGGTCTTGGTGCAAAACCAAAAGGTCTTGAAGGAGCAGCAAAACAAATTGCACAGTACAAAGTTAAACCTCCTAATGCTATATCAATAGTTGGTAAGGGCATACCTATCAAGGGGTTTGTTCCTGCTGTAGATCGTAATGGCGTGAAGAAGATATTTGACACTGCTAGTGGTGCACTTGTTGACCTTGAAAGTGCAGCTGGTGTAGCAACTGGACTATCACTCAAAAACTTTGATACACGAGGACCTCTAGAGAAATTTGAGGATCTTAATTTCTATGACTCATCTGGTAACGTAGCATCATCAGCAGTACAGTGTGCTAACTCTATATTGAATAAGAAACCATGCTTCCCAGAAATGGTATGGGATAACCTACAGTCGACCAGTCCAATCAAAGCGTTACCTATTATTGATGACATAGGACAGATACTTGGTGTATTGATGCAGAAGAAAGGATCAGGTGTTAATGCAGAAGCATCAGTTAAAGCACAGTTCACATGTAATGAACCAGAAGGTAGTGGTGCTAAGTTCAAACCAAATATTACAAACGGTCAGGTAGATTCAATTGAGGTTATCAATCCTGGCATAGGATATGGATTCGATCCTGCTGAAACATTCTGCCCTAAAGAACAGTACGCTATATTAGTTGATAAAGTGGGATTACAGCAGCATGTAAATGACGGTGAGTACATAGAACAAGTTACTACTGGATCTCCTGATATATTACAAGTAGTTGATACAGACTATGATGAAGATCATATATTGATTGCTACTATAGATCCATCATTTAATCCTACTTTAGAAGTTGGATTACAAGTGAGAACAAAATCTGGTCATGAATTTACACTAAACTTTAACAATAAATTCCCAACACTTGTAATACCACAAGACGCAAAAGCATTATATGCTAAGTGTGGTGACATAATTCCTAATTTAGATGATGTTAGCATTATAAATGTGGGAATTGACTATATTAATCCAGTAATTACTATTGGTACTGGAAACAAGAAGAAAGAAATTGGATCTGCTACTACAGATTCACAAGGTAGATTAATCAAAGCAACTATAACAGAATCAGTAATAGGTTTTGTTAAACCTGTCATAGAAGATAAGGCAGAGAACGGAACAGGAACTGGTGCACTGTTGAGTACTGTATATACATATACAAGTCCTAGAGAGATCAAAGAGAACAATATCTTGCCACTCACACAATATATTGACTGTGTAGGGCATCCTATGATAAAATCTGCTATAGAGGATGAAGAAGCTGGTTTGACTGACTCAGGATTTAATTTAGTTGATAGCACCATAGATGAGACGACACAACTCAACACTACTGCTGCAACTGAAACTCAGCAGACTGTTACTGACCCAGTGTCAACTCCAGTTAATCAGGATACTACACAACAGACTACACAACAAAATACTCAGCAAACTCAACAGACTAACAATAATCAGCAGCAGAATCAAGGAGGATATGGATACTAATGTCTGACATCAATCCATTTACAGGTGGCACTAACTCTGAGAACACTGCACCTGATACAAAAATAAAATATCCATATAACTGGGTACAAGCAACATCTGCGGGTCATATGTTCGAGATGAACAATACCAAAGATGGAGAATACATACGTTTGCTCAATGCAAATGGCAATTTTTTAAATATAGATGAGAAACAAAACAACAACTTAGTTTCTTATAATGATACATATATCTTATCAGACCATAATCTTGTTATAAAAGTTGGTAAGGACGTAAATTCTGACCGAATGGCACTACACATTGTGGGCGATGTCAATATTTACGTTGAAGGTGATATGCATACTGAGGTCGAAGGTGACCGTTTTGATAGAGTCAATGGCAACTACCAGATGCAAGTCGGTGGAGTGGCAACGATTCAATCAGATGAGAACTTAGCAATACAAGCTAAGAATGAAATGAAATTACAATCAAATGCCTACACAAACAATACAACATTCTTGTATAATGATTTGAGTGCGGGCGGTTCTATTAAAGAGAACGTAAGAGGTAATTATGAAGTTAAGATATTAAAATCATCATCTACATTCTCTGTTGTTAGTAACGGAGACATCAGATCAAGAGCATCGGGATGCAGATACGAATATACATTCGGTAATCATCTTCAAGAGACTATTGGTAAAATGAAAACACAAGTGGGTGGTGCAAGTCAATCATGTATCAAGGGAGGAGCATTTCCTGGCATGATAGACACTCCTGATAGTAATGCATATAAATTAAATGTACTAGGTACTATTAAGATAGACGCAACACAGAACGTCGATATTGATGGTAACGAGATATATTTGAATTGATTGTAGAATTCAATTAACAAACATGACACAACATCACATGTCAGTAACGAAGCAGGAAGCAGAATTTCTTAAAAGCATTCTTGCAAAACATTTAGACGATTTCGTCGAAGAACTAGTGCGAGAAGATAAGACAGGCAACGCAATGGATACTATGAAGGCAAATAGAGAAGCAGGACTTGAGTTAATGAGCAAGGTTGAGGAGACCATCAGACGTGCTGCTAGAGCAGGAAACAGTACGTACTTTACAAACTCCTGACTCTGTGCTATACTAATTTTATCATCGCATCTTATTAATGCATAACGAAGAACTAGAACCACTCGACGAGTGCCTTGAACAAGTAATAGTTGATATTGCTTCCAGAAAATTTGTACTGATAGGCAATAAAGGTGAACGAAAAGAAATTGATTGTGACATGGAACAATTCATGTCAGTTCTCAATGTAATTCGTGAATTGACTCCCATTGAACAAGTTACTTACGTCTAATGTCTTACAACCACACATATAGTCAGATCAAGGACATATTAAAACAGTCCAAAAAAATATCTAAACCTATCATGCTGCAAGTTGCACGTCTTGCTATTGTAGAAACTTTAGGTGACAAAGTTAAGGCAGATGACATCGAATGGGACAGTAAGTTCATTGATCTAGACGCTGATAGTCTGGACATGGTAGAACTTGTCATGTTCTTAGAAGAATGTTTTGGTATTGAGATACCAGATGAAGAAGCAGGAAATATAGTCACTGTTGGTGATGCTTGTGCAACGATCAAGAAATGCAAAGCAAACAAAGGCAAGAGTAAGAAGATCTCTGCTGCTACATTGAAACAAACTCCAGTTCCACATCCTGAGAGTCCTATGATGTCTAAGAAACCTCTAGAACAGTTGAATAAAACATTACCTAG